TATTTGAATTAAGACAGATGGGAATACCTGTTTCAGAGTTTACGCCAACCCGTGGCAATGATAAGATAGCACGTATAAATTCTGTATCCGATTTATTTGCTTCTGGAAAGGTATGGGCGCCGAGGACTAGATGGGCTGAGGAGGTGATGGAGGAAATGGCTGCGTTTCCCAATTCTGACCATGACGACTTAGTTGACTCAAGTACACAAGCGCTTATTAGATTCCGCAAAGGTGGATTTATTAGGTTGGAAACAGATGAAAAGGATGATATCGTGTCGTTTAGAAGAAAAGCGAGCTACTACTAATGGACTATGATGATTTATTGAAGTTAGGTAACGTTGAGAATCTTTTTAAAACAGAAAGAGGTTCTACTTATGCACACCATGCAGATGCGACCACAACGAGAAATAGAAGTGGTGCTGGTCATGCAGATAAAACAGAAGGTATGCAGCCAAAGTCTGGTAAGACTGTATTTATGTCGCCACAAGATGTGAACAGATTGGGCGGATTTTTTCAAAACCCAGACATGGCTACAAAGTTTACGCCTATATTTGATGAGAAGGGTAAACCAACAGGTAGGGCTTCTTTAACTTTATTAGAAGACTATGGCCCAAGAAAAGCTGGTTCTGTTTTAGTTGATGCTCCTTATCAAACAAGGCCAGCAGTTGGAATGAACCCTGTTGAGATATACCGAAGTGAAAGTAAAATTGGCGACACAGGAAGAGGCATTCATTTTGGTAACAAGATTACAGAAGTACGCCCTGTTCGCGGTAGCGGTGGTGGCGGTGGCATGGGTGACGTTGGCATTAAGGGAATTGGTAGAAAATCTAAACTAGATTACGCTACTGGCGGAGGCGTAAAGATGCCTCAAGAATATTCACAAGGTAGTTGGAAGCTAATTTAAGGATACAAAATGGCAATTGATAAAGGTTTATACCAAGCCCCAATGGGAATGGACGAGATGGCAGAAGATGTGCCAGAGATTGAAATTGAAATTGAAGATCCAGAGTCTGTATCAATTGGCATTGATGGACTAGAAATTGAACTAGTAAAAGGTAAGCCAACTCCAGAAGACTTTGATGCTAACTTAGCAGAGTTCATGGATGAGCGCGACTTAACTGAATTGGTCGGTGACTTATTAGGTGATTATGAAGACGATGTTGATTCCCGTAAAGACTGGATGCAGACATACGTTGACGGTTTAGAGTTATTAGGCTTGAAGATTGAAGAACGTTCAGAGCCTTGGGAAGGTGCTTGCGGTGTTTATCATCCGCTATTGTCAGAGGCATTGGTTAAGTTCCAAGCTGAAACAATCATGGAAACGTTTCCAGCAGCTGGCCCAGTAAAGACTCAGATTATCGGTAAAGAAACGCCAGAGAAAAAAGAAGCGGCTGTTCGAGTTCAAGACGATATGAACTATCAGATTACAGATGTGATGACAGAGTTCCGTCCTGAGCATGAGCGCATGATTTGGGGCTTAGGTTTAGCTGGTAACGCTTTCAAGAAAGTCTATTACGACCCATCACTAGAGCGTCAAGTATCAATGTTTATCCCAGCTGAGGATGTCGTTGTTCCTTATGGCGTATCTAACTTGCAGTCCAGTCCGCGTGTAACTCATGTGATGCGCAAGACTGAGAACGAAGTAAAACGTTTGCAAGTTGCTGGTTTTTATAGAGATATTGATTTGGGCGAACCAAGCTCAGACTTAGATGAAGTTGAGAAGAAGATTGCAGAAAAGATGGGATTCCGTGCTACACAGGATGACCGTTATAAATTATTGGAAATGCACGTTGACTTGGACTTGCCGGGCTTTGAAGATGAAGACGGCATTGCACTTCCATACGTCATTACGATTGAAAAAGGCACGCAGAATGTATTGGCTATCCGCCGTAATTGGCACCCTGAAGACAAAAATAAACAGAAGCGTAACCACTTTGTTCACTACGGGTACGTGCCTGGTTTTGGTTTCTATTGCTTTGGTCTCATTCATCTTGTGGGCGCTTTTGCAAAGTCTGGTACTTCTCTCATCAGACAGCTCGTGGATGCGGGTACATTGTCTAACTTACCAGGTGGTTTCAAAGCCAGAGGAATGCGAGTTAAAGGTGATGACACACCAATCGCTCCGGGCGAGTTCCGTGATGTAGATGTACCGTCTGGCACTATTAAAGACAACTTATTACCACTTCCATACAAAGAACCAAGCCAAGTTCTATACAGTTTGCTAGGTACGATTGTTGAAGAAGGACGCCGTTTTGCTTCTGCTGCCGACATGAAGGTTGCAGACATGAGCGCCAACTCTCCAGTTGGTTCTACATTGGCTATCTTGGAAAGAACCCTAAAGGTTATGAGTGCGGTTCAAGCTCGTATCCATTACTCTTTCAAACAAGAGATTGGTTTGTTGCGCGACATCATCCGTGATTACACACCAGATGAATACAACTATGAACCTGTAGAAGGCAGTCGTAAAGCTAAGAAGTCTGACTATGACCAAGTGGCAGTCATTCCTGTATCTGACCCGAACGCCGCAACAATGGCGCAGAAGATTGTTCAGTATCAGGCTGTATTGCAGTTGGCATCACAGGCGCCCCAGTTATATGACTTGGCTAACTTACACCGTCAAATGCTAGAAGTTTTGGGCATTAAGAACGCAGACAAGTTAATTAAATTGGATGAGGACAAGAAGCCTAAAGACCCAATTTCTGAGAACATGGATGCAATGAACAACAAGCCTATGAAGGCGTTTATTTATCAAGACCAAGATGCACACTTACAAGCACACCAAGCATTCTTAGCTGACCCACAAACGGCGGCAATGATTGGTCAAAGTCCAATGGGGAATCAAATTACGGCTGCAATGCAAGCACACATGGCTGAACATTTTGCATTCAAGTATCGCCAAATGATTGAGCAGCAAATGGGCGCCCCATTACCTAAACCAGATGAAGAGTTACCAGAAGATTACGAAATCCAGATTTCTCGTTTGGTGGCTCAGGCGTCTCAACAGGTATTACAAGCCAACCAAATGCAGGCCGCTCAACAGCAGGCTCAGCAACAGGCGCAAGACCCAATCATCCAGATGCAGATGCAAGAGTTGCAGATTAAGGGTGCAGAAGTTGAACGCAAGAAGATGAAAGACGCCCAAGATGGCCAGCTCAAGCGTGAGCAGTTGGCTATCGAGGATAAGCGTATTAATGTTCAAGCTGAGATTGAAGGCACTAAGTTGGGCGTTAAGATTGAGAAAGATAAAGAAGAGTCTCAATACAGGCAAGAATTAGAGGGTACAAGAATGGGCGTTGACATTGCACGAAGCAAAGAAAAGTCCATGATTGAACTTGCTCGAATCATGAAAGAAGGTAAGAAACCGAAGGGCGAATAATGGCTACGACAGCTTTAGAAGTTTTGCTTGAACAGTTGGGCGAAAAAATCCAACAACTCCAAGAACATACAGCCTCCGGAAGGGCTGCTACGTTTGAGGAGTACAAAGGAACCTGCGGTGAGATTAGAGGTCTGCTCATTGCGCGCGGTTATGTTCTTGATTTGAAATCAAGGGTGGAGCGAGATGAAGAGTAAAACCTGTGGAGTATGGCACCAACCATTGCCTGAAAAATCAAATGTTATTAAAAACAACATTTTTAACCCTGCTATTTTTCCAGAACAAGGTGAATTAGCTCGTCCGATTGGGGTTTCGGCTGATGACAAAACAGTATTTTGTTAAGAATGGAGAGCTCTGACGATGAGTAACCAAGTAGATTTAAACCAGGCACTGGATTTATCAGCGCTGATGGATAAATCAAAAGAAGAAAAAGCAACACAACTCCCAAAACCATCTGGATACCGCATACTTTGCGCCATTCCTGAAGTTGAAAAAGAGTACGACAGTGGGATTATTAAGGCTGATACCACGATTCATCATGAAGAAGTTCTGACCACAGTTCTATTCGTTGTAGAAATGGGGCCGGATTGCTATCAGGATAAAGCACGCTTTCCTAATGGCGCATGGTGTAAACAAGGTGATTTCATTTTAGTCCGACCAAATTCTGGTTCACGTCTGGTCATTCATGGCCGCGAGTTCAGAATTATTAACGATGATACAGTTGAAGCTGTCGTGGATGATCCACGCGGCATTAAACGCAAATAAGGAGTACTACGATGGATAAAGACGAGTTCAAATTCCCAGATGAGATTGATGAGGGAAAAACGGTAGATCAGATTAACCAAGATGTTGAAAATGAAAGCAAATTTGACATTGAGATTGAAGATGACACACCAGAGCAAGACCGTGGACGTAAGCCTTCAGACCCTGATTTTGTACAAAAACTAGAGCAAGATGAGCTAGATGAGTACTCAGAGTCTGCCAAAAAGAAGATTAATGAGTTTAAAAAGGTATGGAATGATGAGCGTAGGGCTAAAGAAGCTGCTTTGCGTGAACAACAAGAAGCCATTTCCGTAGCTCAAAGAATTCTTGAGGAAAACAAAAAGCTTAAGTCACGCCTGTCTGCTGGTGATGAGGCGTTAATTGGTTCTTATAAAGAGACCGCAGAACGTGAAATCGCAATGGCTAAGAAGGCTTATAAAGATGCTTATGACACTGGCGACACGGATGCTTTATTGGAAGCCCAAGAGCAATTAACAGATGCAAAAATTAAACTTCAGCGCGTATCTTCTTTTGTTCCACAACAAAAAGCTTTACAAGAAGAAGAAAATGAAGTACAAATTCAACAACCGCAGCAAAGAGTACAGGCTCCAGATACCAAAGCTAGATCATGGCAAGAGAAAAACTCATGGTTTGGTCAGGATGACGAGATGACAAGTTTAGCCCTTGGCTTGCACG